ATGGCTTCGGCCTATTCTATTATCCGCACTGGAAACCACCAAACAATCATGCAGGGATTTTCGCAGTTTCTTTACGCCCGCAAGGGACTGGGAGAGGTAACTGTCAGCAATTATGTCTCGACGATTCGTCGTCTCTCGCTGCGCATCGGGCTGCTCCCAACGACCAACTCCGTCGAGCGTCATATCACCAAAATGCGCACCTCTGGAGCTTCGCACGCGCACGTCGTGAACACGTCGATCGCGCTGGAGCGCTACATGGAATTTGTCGGAACTCCGATCCGACTGGGGCGACCGAAAAAGCCCAAACGCCTGGTCAGCGGGACACTCAGCGAGGCCGAAGTTACCCTGATGATTGCGTCCTCGCACAACCTCCGCGAGCGTGCCATTTTGTCGCTGTTGGCGTACTCCGGTTTGCGCAACAAAGAGCTCTGCCGACTGCGAATTCGCGACATCGATATTGCAAATCAGACGGTGTCGATCAATGCGACGAAAACGATGAAGGAACGCCATGCGGTGCTCGCTCCGGCGTGCATCGCTGTGCTGCTCGACTACCTGCGAGAGCGCAACGGCCGTCCGCAAGATTTCCTCTTTGTAACCATCCGCAAAGGTGAGCCGTACCAACCTCAAGTGCTGCGCAAACTGGTACGTGCAGATGCTCGCCGTGCCGGGATTGAACGCCGTGTTTGGCCGCATTTGTTTCGTCATTCGCTGGCTACCAATCTGCTGCATCGTGGCGCTGGATTGATGGCGATCAAAGAACAACTCGGCCATGTCCACATCGAGACTACGATGATCTACATTCACAGTGCGCCTGCCCGTATGCAAATGGAGTACCGCATGTTTGCGCCCTCTTACCTTTAAACCTATGCGGGCTGAATTGGCTTTTCAGCCCGCTTTTTACAGGTACCGTCTTCCATATAACGACGTTATTCGTTGAACTTCAGGAGCACTGGCGTACACTGCTTGCATGAAGACCCCAGTCACGATCCGGAACATGTGGCGAGACCTCGTTGCCAACACTCTCGCATCGTCACCTCTATTGCTATTTCCGTTTCGCATGTATCTCTACCGAATTTATGGCTTAAAGGTTGGTACTGGAAGCTTCATTTCGCCCCGATGTTTTGTTAATGACCGTCAGATAGTCATCGGTGACCGGTGCTACGTGAACTACGGATGTTTTCTTGATGGCCCCGTCACGATTGGCAACGACTGCCTTGTTGGGATGGAAGCTCTACTCTGTGCCTCTAGTCACGAGATTGGTCCTACATCACGCAGGGCGGGTGCAAATAAAAGCGCCCCCGTCGTCATCGGTAATGGGTGCTGGATCGGGGCTCGTGCCATCATTCTCCCCGGCGTAACCATCGGCGAAGGGTCGATTGTCGGGGCCGGGGCAGTCGTCACGAAGGATTGCGAACCGAACAGCCTTTACGCCGGTAGCCCAGCGCACCTCATCAGGAGATTACCTTTCTCAGAGATCACCGATTTTGCTAGTCGGATGCTGTATAATTCCGAAACCATATCTGTGATTTAGTAGCGCATCGGCTCTCCCCATTTTGAATGCTTACGTACCATTACCGCTAAAACGCGACGACGGTATAGATCGTTGCAGCGGGGGTGATTGCTGCTGCTGTTATGTTGCACACAACAATCTGAACCGTATTGGTTCCCAACTGCACGTATGGCTGCCCCAAAGTCAAACCCAATCCGGGGTTCACGGATGGCGTGATGACTAACCCTGCTCCTACCCCAATCGCTGAGTTGGTGTAGGTAGGTCCATTGATGCACGACATCGCAGGTATGGCTGTGCCTGAGTTATTCCAGCTTGCCGCTGTGCCACGAGCAAGCGCTGGGGCAAGAGCCGTATCAGTTCCAGTGCTAGTTAGAAAGTGCGTCGCCTTAAACGCCCCACTGTAGTCTCCAGCAGTCCCATTGCCTGCTGCATAAACACCCGCAGCGATGCGAGATATTCCACTGTCAACGGCTGTGCTTCCTCCGGGGCCGGACTGAATGACTCCGCCACCTGTAACGTTAAATTCAGGCTGAGAATCGCTTTTCATCCGTGCCGAAAATGCAGAATTTCCCGCACTGTATACGATTGAGAGTTGACTCTGTCCTACGTAGGTTGCGGCGGCCCCGTTGAAGCTGATCTGATAGTTTTGAGAGGCTCCCACCGCAAGTACAGAGGGACTCCATCCATACCAGAGTCCACCCGCAGCACCTAACGGATACAGACCTCCCAGTGCGCAATTACTCAAAATCAAGTCGGCAAGCGCCGCCCCGCCAGTCTGATCGCTCCATACGGCATGAGTTAGTCCATTTGAAGCAGAGATTACGTTGCTGATCGAGGTTTGGTACTCACCGCCGCCATAGAGCCGAACAAGTCCGCTGGGATTTTGATAACCAGCCACTCCACCAATTGTTCCAGCCTCAATCCGGGCATCGTTGACTAGAATCGTGCTCGGGTTCGACAGGCCGGTCGGGTTTGTAAAACAAAATACCCCTGGTGCATTTGCCCCGCTATTGTCGATGGTTAAATGGTCAATCGACCACGAGGATGCGTTCTGCAAATTTCCAGCAATCGACATGATGGCGCAGCCACTGAATTTGTCGAAACGAAGATCAGACCAGTGCAGATTGACCCATCCGTCATTGACAATAATCAGGTGCGACGTAGCCCCCGCGAAATGACTCTTAGTGATGTGAAATCGGGCATCGACAGTGTTCTCAAACTTAATGTACGTTCCAATTTGATTGCTCGAAGAGACGAATTCGATGTTATCGATCCCGCCCACGGATGATGAGCCCGTCCAGTCAACTCCTAGCCCCCCCGATGCTCCAGTCCAAACGAGCTGTGTTCCGTTGCTTTGTGGGCCTAGACCTCTCCAATCGATGCATCCTCCAGTGGTAAGAGTAGAACTCCATTTATAAAAACCTGCCGGAAAGAGAATTGCCGAGTTAGCTATAGAACAAGCGTTAAGTGCCGCCTGGAACGCTGCCGTGCTATCGGTTACGCCTGTCGGGTCCGCTCCGTAGGCACGCACATCGGCCCATAGTCCGCCTTTCAATTGCAAGTCACCACTGGAGACCATCGTGCCAGCCGCGACGATACTCGCCGTCATCTTGCCCGCGACGTTGTAGTCACCGTTAGTTCCGCATGTTCCCGCCGCACATGTTATCGCCCCAGCTGCGCCGGTAGCTCCGGTTGGACCTGCGGGTCCAACTGGACCGACGGGACCTACCTGGAGGACTGCAAGCGGCGGGGCAGCGGGAGTGTAGTTATCCCAGTTACATGCTCCACTTGTGCACCAGGTGTTATACGCCGCTGGCTGCACACTGCGTATTACCGGATAGGCGTGTGCGGAACTGGAGTCCGTGATCGTCACATCGAAGCAGATGTTCTGTGGTGCGGTTGCCGAGGTGTCAGCAACTTTGAAGGTTGAGCCATTGACCTGCGTGGTGATCGCGCCATTCACAACGTATCCGACCACAGGCCGAGACAAGGCGATACCGCCGCCTCCGATGTGGTACTGATATGCATTGCCGTTGCAATCAGTGGGAGCGAACTTAATAGTTCCGTTCGCCAGGGGATTGCCTGCGCTGTCAGTCACGTTTGAAGCCGTGATGGTAACCATCTGTTGTGAGGCAAACAGCGAGGAGGAGAGGAGGACAAAGAGCACAGCAGTCAGTTGTTTCCGCATGTGCTGATTTTCAAGGCTACAAACTAAATAGGAGAGAGAAGGACTAAAAGCGCGGCGCGGCGTTCAATTTTTCGTCCGTGTGTGTTGGAGTTGGGATGACGCTTTGTCCCCACGCCTGGAACGAAGTGAGCGAGATCCGCCACGGAGATCGTGGCATCAGCTGATAGGCTTCGAAGGCTCCAGACTCGATCAGCTTTACAACTGGCCACAGCGAGGCAAAGCCCAGAGCGGAACTGGCGTCCTCGGCTCCGATGGTGTCGCGCAACGGGAAGGGGAGAATGTCCTCGTCGCGGTGACGTAGGATCGGACTTGACAGTACCGGCCGCCGATCCGCGATGGAGTTTAATGTGCGCAGACGGTCGCAGTACTCGACGACGCCGGCATAGCGGACCTTTTTCCAGCCGCGCTTGCGGTAATCGACCAGATTAATGGCCTTCGACTCCGCCAGTCGGGCAATCACCGTCCACGAGCAACCGAGGATGCGGCAGCAGCGTGGTACATCGATGTACTCTCGTTCTGCAAAAGGTAGGAGCATCTGAGCACGTTCCATCGTTAGTCCTTCCCTTGTCCCTGGTGCTTTGCCATCCGCTTCAATGCCCACCAAACTTTGTTGGCTTCGCCCAGCGTGGAGATCTTCGGATTCGCGGGCGCAACACGTACGCCGTTAACCGTAGTGGCCAGAGGAGAGCGCGCGGATCGGAGCCACGCATCAAATCGCGTCTGGTCCCATCCGAGCAGCTTGATGCCGCGCTGAACTCGCGCAATGTCGCTGGCGGAGGCTACGGTAATCTCGGCGTGCTTCTGATCGTGACGGCCTTCGGTTGCGGCCTTCTCGGCATCGCGGCGTGACATACGACGCCGCGTTGACGGTGCCTTCACGCCTAGCGTGCCTTGCAGTTGATCGATCAGCGTGTGCGCATCGTTGAAAGAGAGATCAGAGAAACTTTTGATCGTTCGGCCGAGCTGCTCCGATGCCCAGGCAATCCGTTCCTCGCGCGAGTTGCCAGCACCGAAGGAACGAGCTGCGAACTGGGCATACAGGACCTGGATGCGCTTGAGCTGTGGTGCGGTGATCTTCGTCATGACTGATCCTCCGCAGAGCATGCATCACAGTAGTCTCCACTTTTGCGTATAGCCGTCCAACCGGCCTTCTTCGCCTCGGCGCGAAGCTGCTTCGCCGAGCGCGGCGAAATAAAGTCCTGCTCAGTTAGTTCGTCGACGCGCGGGAACGTGACTTCTCCAAAAACATGCTCGTTGTCGCAAAAGATAACCTTCACGTTTCTGATCATGTCTACTTGGTCTCCAATCTCTTTTTGCGGCGCTTCCGCCGAGGCTTCCGCCATCCGTTGGCTTTTAACTTCTCGAACTCTTTGTTCTTCCGTTCGTAACTGTCCCAGTCCCGCTCGCTCTTTGCCTGTGGCTCTAATTTCTTGATGTCTTGAAGCGTCTCTTCTATTAGGTTCTCTCGGCGATATAGGTCGCTCTGTACTGCTAAATCAAACGCGAGATGGTGAGCTATTGCCCTTTTTGAACACTTGCAAAGCCGCTCGTAAATCACCTTGCTGTGCTCGTAAACGTCAAGCCATGTGAGCGTTGGCGTTTCAGTGCCCTGGGTCGAATCGTCGCTCATAGGAACAGCTCTCCTTGCTTTGCCTCATGCTTGTGGCGCGGGCAGTAGTCGATGTTCTTGCCGCCGTTTGTCGTGCAGTGATCGCAGATCGCGGCGTCACAGGTTTTACCGTTCTCCAGTTGGTGGTCGCACAGCTTCGTCGAGGGACGCTCATGACAGAACTCGCACCACTGCGGATGCTTGTTACGGCTGCAGCAGATCGCAAACGTGTCGCCGAATTTGACGTATTCGCAGGGCATGCTACTTTTCTCCTCTGCTAGCCCTGGATGCCATCACCTGATAGCGCAGTGCCCGCACATAGTTCGGGTTGTCTTCGATTCGTATGCATCCGCAGTGCTCACATGCAAGCAGCGCGAAGGGAGTCTCTGATCCGTCTCGAAAAATGAACATGCAGTAAACGGTGTGGTGCCGACGGTTGTGCCAGACTCGGCGAAGCGAGGCGGACGCGCGGCGTACAAAACACGGAGTGCAGCTCCGAGGAAACCGCACATCGGCGACTGCAAGCGCGGTGATGGCCAGCGCAAGAATAAAGAGTTCGGTATTCATCGCTCCTCCGTCGCTCCCAAGATGCCGTAACCCGCGATGTCGCGGTAAGGGTTCTCGCCGAGCGCGTCCTTGTGTGTAGCAATTCGCATTTGCTTGTCGAAGATCCTCACCAATAAGAGGGCGTCCTGATACTGTTCTGGCTTCATGCCATTCGGATAAAGAAGTCTGAGAAACTCGCCGCATTTTTCGAAGCTGGATCCATACGCCGCATTCTTTGCTTCGACTAGCATCCCAATCTCGTTGGCTTTGGCAAGGAAGCTTTGCTTCGTTCTCACCCCTTTTTCGCAGACATGATTCCCAGACTCGTACCACTCCCGCAGCGACTCTATGGGACCACCTTCACAATCCGAGAGGATCTGTTCACACGACTCGCAACGCTCACGGTTCTTGAGTTTGTCCTTCAGTCGGTTTGTATTGTCGTTGCTCATGCGGTCCTTGCTTTCTTCGTTCGCTTTGGTCGAACGATGGTTACTTCGTGGCCCAGGTGGCGGAGCAGCGAGGCCATCTCATTGAGAGTCTTCACCGTGAGAGGATCTGCACCATCCACCGAAATGGACGCGACTTGTTTCGAACTCTGAGCCTCACGCTTCGTATGCAGACGGGCGCGCTTATCACTGGCGAGGCAATCCTTGCTAGCAAAGCGTCGACGCGACCAATCCGGAGATCCATCAGCCCGCAGCAGGTGTCGACCACAACCGCATGCGCATACACGCGCCAACTCATTCCACTGCTTACGCTGTTCATTGGTTACGACTGGAGTCACTGCACGCGCTCCTTGTTTGGGACCAATTCAATGCGGCGAGTTCCATCGGTCAGGACGAAGGGCAGGCCTTGCGCGAGCTGCTCGGCAAACTCTTCGAAGTGCTGCGGTTCCAGGCGCAGCGCGCTTTTCGGTTTATCGTTCATCATGCGGTTTTCTCCTCGTCGAAGATCAGACGTCCCTGCCCTTCGAGTTCGAGCATGGTCGCCTCTGGCTGTAAGGCCCGCACGCGGCGCGCGAGCGAGATGATTTCCCGGATGTACGGCTGAGCGGCACCGCGACGCTCCGCATCCGTGGTGCACAGGTAATATCCGTAAGGCTGCTGGCGGCTTGCGCCCACCGGAATCTGGAATTCTTCCGTAAGAGTCTTGGCAAGCTGTTTGACCTCGCGCTCATTCACCTTCAAACGGCTGGCAATGTCAGACAGCGGACGCGCGTGTTCGACGCCTTTGTGGTACTGCAGGATTCCGAGCAGCTCGCGCGCTTTGTCAGGGAGATGCGTCGTGTTCTTTCCCCACAGCACCTGGTTGATCAGGCGCTCCAGGACAACTAGCGGATCGTCCATCGAGAACTGTGCGAATTGAAGTTGCTCGGACATGAATTCCTCTTAAGCTTCCGTACTCGTTGCTTGCGCATCAAAAAGCGGCATCGGATGCGTAACCTGCACACTCAACTTCTGCATCTTGCTTGGGTTCGAGAGGTGATAGTCCTGGATACGCTCCGGTGCATCCGGATCGAACGCAGCTTCACGGTTGCGCTTCCAGTACTTCGTCACGCGTGCGACGAAGAAGATTTCATCCCCAGGCTGAAGCTCCAGTTCAGAGAGCTGCGAGCCGACGGTGAACCAGATGTGATCGGCAACGATGTCCCCTGCCTCATCCTTCACGTTGATGAACAGTGCCGTGTGTCGCTCCGGACCTTTAAATGCCGGGCGCGTTCCGAAACGTCGGAAGGTGGCCCGGAAATGTCCACGCCTCCCAATACGCTCTTTGAGTTGTTTGCGCATCACTGCACCGCCTCGGAGGTATTGTTGGGGATAATCTCTGGGGATTCTTCGAAAGTTGTCCACCGCTTCCTTGTGACCCGAAGCATCGCCATACCGATCAGTTGCGCACAGGTTAACTTGTCTGAATCGCGCTCAGTGGGATCGAACGCAGGCAATCCCACCAGCTCAATATCAACGGCGTTGTGCGAGCCCTCGGGCTCATCGGTGATCGTGATTACGATCTTTGCCATTACTCGCCTACTTTCGGTTTGCGTGGTTTCTTGGCCTTGGGCGTGGGAATGAGTAGCTCGACCTTGAGCGACGGCGCTTTCTTCTTTGCCTTGAAGCAGCGCCCAAACAATGCGAGGACCTTTTCAGCGAGCCGTTTATTCAACGGTTCGGTCTTCAGCGCGACATCGGCCCCCTCAACCAACTCATGTTTAATGCGCGGCTGGAAGAGCTTGGCGAAAAACTCGCTGCGCTCATTCGCAACCAATGCCTGGCGAAGATCCTCGACACGGCTTTCGTCGATGGCAATGCTGCTGCCCGTGGTGACGGTCAACTTCGCAAGCTTGCCTTCGATGCGGCGCGAAGACTCAGCCTTGGGCGGTACAACTCCCCAGGCGGTGACCAAGTCGATTGCTTCTTTCTCAATCGCCTTGAACGCCTTGTCGGTTACAGCACAGACGGCATCGGCATCGTTATAGCGCTTGGCCAGCTCGTCGATCTGCTCGGCGGTAGGGCGGACGGGAACGGTGATTTCAGTGGCAACGGCAACAGCAGACATCAGGCAGTCCTTTCAGTGCTGACTTCGTTCAGGGAAACCGGTTCAGAGCGTAGGACCGGCGCATCGAATGTGCGGGTTTCGAACCAACGGGAGATGAGCTTCTGTGAGCAGTTCTGGCCACAGGCGGCAGCATCGGCGGTGTCTACGTCGTCAGCACTCCACTCGCTGACGGCAATAAACTTGACGTCGCCTGCAGTCTGCGTGAAGAGCAGAAACCAGTGATTGACCTCGCGCTTTTCGACATCTCAGCAGGAGCAAATGGGACGATCATTCGATTTGATTGGCATCTACTTACCTCCAAAGGAAACGAACAGCAGAGAACAGTGCAGACCACAAGACGAGGCTGATGGGAGTCGCAAGCAATATGCCGCGAGCGGCATTGAGCGGATCGAGAGCACCGGGTGTACGAGATGGCCACGCAATGCGGCCAGTACCAGGTGTGTGAGTAGGACAGCTGCGAAGAGAATCAGGAACCAACGGCATACGGCATCCTCCAATGCGCGATAGCGCGGGTTGCGTCCAATGCGACGGATACTGCGGTGTATGTATGCAGTAAGGTCGCGGCTTGTCATTTCGCACTCTCCGCACGGATGGCGGTGAGATATGCGGCGGCCTCGGCGTAGTAGCAATTGAGTCCCAGGCTGATCGGTTCGAAGAGCAATCCACTCATCACCCAGGGCAACAGATTCCAGCAAGTTGGGCAGAGCATCTGGCGGCGGCTCTTGACTCCACCGCAGAGACATTTGCGATCGATCAGGGCGCATAAGGTATCGGCCTGTAGTGCGCGATAGACCTCGGCACAGGAAGGAGATGAGCAGATGGTTCGGCGTTTATCGATCCAGTAGCAGCGATCTCCAAGGCCGCCGACGAGCGTGCAGGGATTCTCGCGTGTGCAACCGCAATAGCGACAGGTTCCGCCCTGTGCCTGGAATTGATCTGTGGCCTCGCGCGGAATCATTTCGACTCCGTTTCCGTGGCCGCCAACTTTACGCGGTCCAGCGAATTTGTTAGCGTGCGCACATTGATATAGGTACGGCCACGTTCGAATGCATCTTTGGTGGTCGCCTGCTTGATGATGTCCTTGACGAGCAAATGCACTTCGTCGGCAGTCATCTGCGTGATGTACTCAGCCAATTCGCGCCGAATGATTCCCTCTGCCTCTTCTCGCTCCAATCCAGGTAGACGGACCTTTGCGATGATCCGAGAATTCCACTGTTCCAACGTGGCGCTGAAGCGATCGAAAGTGTTTTTCAAATCGTGCGATCCAGCAAACAACAATGAGAAGAATGGCGGCTGATCCAGTAACTCGCGCAGGACTTCGAAACAATCGATCGATAGGTGCTGAGCCTCATCAATGATTAACAACACGCGGCGGTTGCGGAAATCCCAGCGCAGAGAGTTCAAGGTCGCATCAATTTCATGCGAGCCAATACAGCCGCATGCGGTTGCAACGCGCCGCATCAGATCGCGTGGGCGGATGCTGTCCCGTGCGTAGACGTAATAGGCGCGACGTCCAGAGCCGTCCAACGGCATTTCCTGGCGATTGAAGCGCGCTACTTCGTTTTGCAGCGCAAAGGTTTTCTGCGATCCGGGAGGCGCATAGATCATGTACGCCACGGGTTTCGGCAGCAATTGCTCAAACGTCTTGCGAATAATTCTCACGTTGGCGGTGTCATAAAGTTCGCCGTTGATTGTCGTAGGCGGCTCAATCGGATTTACGCTCATGAACTTGTCGGCAGCAGCCCGGATGTTCTTCGCCGACCCAGCGACCTGGTGATAGGTCCCTCCCAGAAAGGCGCGCAATGTCTGATGGGAGTACTCGATTCTCTGCGCGAAGTTTTTCTCCGATAGGCCGCTCCGACCCATGTAATCGCGGATCTTGGCGATCATGGCGTCATTGAGACCGAGTTCAGCCTCAAGCGATAGGTGGTTCTTTTCAGGATCGTATGGAGTCACTTGCGCTTTATCCTCGCGAGTATGCTGTCGGCAATTTCCGCCGCCGACGCGGGAGCTACGGCATGGTTGTCAGGCTTGATGGGGGTAGGCCGGAACGTAAGGACATCGCCCACAGCTACGGGTAAAGCTGAATTCTGTTCGGCGCGCGCGTGTAGATCCTGCAAGGGCGTCGTCATGCCGAGATTCGCGACGGCACGGTTCAGCCCGGTCAGCGACTCGCGCAGGCCTTTCTCAAGGTGGCGGCGGCTGCGCATGCTCTCGGCCACCAACGCGTTAGCCTCGGGAGACTGCGGCAGCAGCTGCTCGACCTTGGCCCAGCACAGCAGGCGTCCATCGAGATCGAGGATTGCAACGGATTCTTTGTCGTTGCGATCGAAGGCCATGTCCACTTCGCGGCCTCCCCAGTCGTGCAGGATCTCTTCTGACTCCTGGTCGCAGGCAACATAGCGGCGCTTGTCCCAGGTGACGGCGTTTTCGCGTACGGTGCGGCGTTCACGCTCGGCCAGCATCATGGCCAAAGTGCGAGGGTCTGGCGTCTCACGAACTTGTGGATTGCGCTCGGCATTGAAAACATCCGCTGGGCTCAGGCCTTCGACGCCGCGCACGTTCTCGCCCATCGGCCGATTGTTGTATTCGGCAATCCACTGCAGGGCGTCCTGGATGTAACGCGCATCGGTGGGCGTGTTAGACATGTGCGCCATGCCGTGCTTGAGCAACTTACGATGTTCGGCCATCGAAACAGCCGTGATGTCCGGACGTCGTGACGGCGTGCCACCCGTGTAATGCTCGGTCCAGGTGCGGTCGAAGCGCTCGTGGTAAGGCAGTTCTGGATCATGATGCCGAGTCGCGAAATGATGCCGTGTTCCTGCAGTCCGTCAACTTCCGCTGTCCAGTTCGCCATGGCAACCGGATCCTTGCGCATATAGGCGGGCATTGCGCCTTTGGCGGCTTTATCAAAATCGTGACCGTTGTCTAGGTAAAGCCAGAGGCAAGGACCGTAGGCCGTGACTGCATGGCGCAGAGCTGTAGCAAGAGAGCGTGACGAGCCTTCCCAACAGAATGAGACTCCGACGATGTAGCGCGAGCGGAAGTCGATCAGGCTGGTCATGCGCAGGCGGATCGGCGTGCCCCACTCAGCTTCAGGAAAGAGCGTGTTGCGGACCTCGACGTCACAGATCATATGATCGGAAATCCAGCAATCATTGGCGTACACGTCTTTGTAAGCACGGCTGACGTACGGCGCGAAAGCTTCTTGGTAAGCGCGGCGGCCGTCGCGAGCGAGTGTGCGCATCGCAGGCGTGATGATCGCCGGATTATTCAGAAATGAACGAACAGTCTCGTAGCTCGGGAGCTTGGTCTCTGGCACATCGAGCAGCTCGTGGTGTTCGGTAATCGCTTCAAAGACAATGCGCGGACGTTGGCGATGCTCCAGATACATCCAGGCAGCGACCATTGCGGCCTTGCGATAGACCTCGAAGAAGCGGCTCTTCCCTTTATCCTTTCGCGGCAAATCGGCCAACGCAGGCAATCCACCTATGAGCCAGCGAGATTTCCAACTCTTTAAGGTCCGAATGCCGACGTTGTACTGTTCGCTGAGCCAGATCATGAGTCGCGCTTCGCTTGTGACCGCGTACTCTTCCCGAGTGCGTAACTGGGCAAAGGCTTCGGGGTTATGCTTCAGCTCAAAGACGACCCGCAGGATCTCGTAACGCTCTTTAGCTTGCTGCTCTTGCTCCGGAGTCATCGCCACACGTTCGGAGATGGCTGGGAGTGTGACCTGCTTGAGCGCCGCGAAGCTATTCGCAAATCCGGACGCGACGGTGATGCTCTCGGGCGATGCCAAAACAATTGCTTCGCTGGCGACTGCGCAAAGCTTCTGCGCCGCGTCTGGGAGAGATGCCGAGTCGTATTCAAGAACCACGCGGCCGTTCGCTGCAATCTGCCCGGAGTTGCGCGAAATCACTGAGCCAGCTTGGACCTGTGCGCGTAACCATCGATCCGTCCAACCCGTGCGGCGAATAACCTCATCCTTCGAGATCCAGCGTCCCTGGGGGACAATCTGACCTTGCGGCGTGATGGTTGTCTGCGCGCTCATCGGGTTATCTCCACGCGCCAAGCCTGCGCTAGGGTCGCTTCAGCCCTGGCCTTTTCGAGGTAGGCACGCCCAACCTCGATCAGGCGCGCCTCTTCGGGACCAATCATGCGGAATCCCGCACGCTCCACACGATCTCGCAGGAGGGAGTAGTCGCCTGTCGCCTCGCAAAAGGCAAGGTCAAACTCGGCAGGCCAGCGATGTTTCTCTGCAGCCTCGGAGGTATAGCTGTTAACCATGCGTACGGTGACACGCATGTCCAGAAGTGATGACATTTCCTCCGCAATCTGGTCGCGGGATTTCGCACATAGCTTGACGGCAGCGGTGACTGAATCGCGAATGATGGATGGCTCTTTGTGAAACTTGCTCACAATTCCACCCCCTGTAGACGTCGTTCAAGGAGTTCGACCTTATTAGCAGCTCTCTGACGGATGAGGTACTGGCGACCGAGTTCTAGGAGCTCAAACTCATCGTTGGTAATCACCACGTATCCAGAGAGTTCAACCCGGCAGCGTAGAAGGCGATCGTCGCCCGTCACAAAGCAGAACGCTCGATCTAATTCACCTGGCCACCGATAGTCATCACGGGAATCAGCCGTAAATCCGTTTAGCATTCTTTCGGTGATTTCGCGACCGACGAGATAAGACATCTCTTCAGCAATCTGGGCGCGGCTTTTGCTGCTTTTGCGAATGACCTCGGCGATGAGGCTCCGAACCAAAGTGGCATCGCTCATGCTTCCTGGCATGGGCTGATCGTTGTTCGAAAACAGATTTGGTTGCTGAATGCCCGTAATAATTCGTCCGGGATTTTCAATTAACGGGCGGCGAGGCTGAGCCGCAGAATTGGGTCGTGACGAACTCATACATCACGCTCCCCGTTACCGTCGCTGGCTTCCTGGTCTGGATTCTCGGCTGTAGGGTTGTCTGTCTGGGCAGCAGAGTTAGCTACGCGACGAAGGCGCTCTTTAAGCGTCTCAGCGGTGATGCGCCAGCGTTCGGCCTCAAACACAGCTCGGCCATAGGAGAGCTGAAGGGAAATCAGGTCATCTGGAGTCATGCAGCGTACCTCCGCCAGATCCTTCGGACTTCGCGGATGATGGCCTCTTCAATGTGTTTGGAGGTGCGTACATTCCTCGCAACCTTGAGAGCGTGGCTAACGGAAACACCCTTCTCTTTCGCCACACGCGTGAACATCCCAACGCAAGCAAGCGCAATGTCAATTTCGGGGGCTTTCTTCTTTGGGAGGCCCGGTTTTTTTCGCGATATAATCTGGCTCATAAGTAATGAACTCACGTAAGCCGTATACCTATATTTCTGTCAAGAAAAATATGCCCGTCCTCTTAACTCGTCCAGAACTCGCCGAGGTAGCTCGCAAGCTGAAGGCCTTGAGAACGCAACGCGGCTGGAACCAATCGGAGTTAGCCGACGCCTGTGGCGTAACTCAAACCCAGATCTCTCGCTGGGAACATGCACAGGACCGCCCTGGAGCCACTTCCATGGCGAAGCTTGCGCAGATGTCTACCGAGTCAGATCGGGATTGGTGGCTTGCAGAGGCAGGATTGTCCAGCCTTACTCCTATAGAGGTATCTGTGGGGGCTGAGGTTCGCCTGATTCCGCTGCTACGAGATCCTGCAGCTGCGGGCACTCCGCGCGCGATCGACGAGAACGCGGTTGAGCGACAGATTCCATTTCCGTCTGATTGGCTACCTCCAGGCGGAAAAATCTATGCATTAAAAATCATGGGCGACTCTATGTCCCCGATGATTTCTCCTGACACCATCGTCCTGGTTGATGTTGCTCAGCGCGATGCGGAAAAGCTGGTCGGTAGGATGGTCGCGGCGCGCGAGGGGGACGGGGTCACTATCAAATGGCTACGGAAAGACCAGGACATTTATATGTTGGTCCCCCAGTATGCGTCGCTTCGGCATCCAGTTCGTATTATTCGACCGGAAGGCGACTTTTCAATTGTGGGAGTGGTTGTAAAGTGGATCGGTGAGCCACCTATACACCATGGCGTTGTTTTGCCTGCTGCCGGAAAACGAAACAAAATCTAGATAGGCAATCATGACTATGCTCAATGCTAGGAGACGAACGTGAGCAAGAAAAGTCGGTGTCTTTCTCTGTTGGCAGTTCTTTTCTCTGTCCTTATCGGAGCCGGGTGCCGGAAATCTTCTCCAGTCGTGCTAAATGAGTTGCGAGACGAAGTGAGGCGCACTAACGGAAGACCATCCAAATCATCTGATCTGCAAGATATTTGGGACCGCAGCACAAGGTCTAACGAGTACCTGGTAACCGTCAAATATCGCCAAGACTATTCGCGTTCTCAATTCCACCCAGACGAGTACGTTAGTAGGATTGCCGTGCGCCCAGATAAGCGGGAATCACTTCGTGTAATCCTTAATGATCTCCCGGAGGCTAGGCTATTGTGTGCTCAGGGATGCTCAGTGCTAGGGATATACGTCTATGCGATCGACAGCCACTCCTATGACCAGGAATTGCTCCGTATTGAGCGACAAATTAAACAACCAATCTCTTTAATCTGCCGTGGAACTTCCGGTGGCTCCCTTGATTGGTGGAAAGCAAATAGTTCCTATCAGCAATGCATCACTGTCTCGTACCAGTTTGAGAGCTATGAGAAAGCTGTGTCCCCCCCGTTCGACTGGGAGTTTTTCCGCATTGATCAGATTACTGTGGAGGAGCTACGTCCTTCTGAGTTGCTACAACCGCATCCTGACGACCACATGCAAATGGATAGCTTAGGGGACTGGAAACCTTCTACCCTGTGATATCGCAGCATGCTGAGGATTTGTGGCGGGACTATTTCCTGCCGAGCTTCTGCCATAGCTTTCTGAGGTCCACGATGAACGTCGATGCTAGAAAAGACCCGGAGTTTCTTCATCACCTTGATGAGTTGCTGAACGAATACATCGCGCTAGTGGAGCACACTGAGCTATCCGCAGCGTCGAAGGGGATGTATGCAGACTTTGCAGGGTGCTTTGTCAGATGGGTGAATGGGACATTCGAGCCGGGAGTAAATGGCGGCCGGGACCGCCCGAAGTTCTTTAAAGCATCCGCGAAGTAGAAATATTTCTTTTCGCTTTTTCTTCGTATCCACAGCGAAGCGAGCTATGCTCGCAAAATGAATTCTCCTTTTCCCTGGTCTGGTGGCAAGCGTGCCCTGACCGGCGCGCTGTTGTCGCTGATTCCCAATCACAAAATCTATGTTGAAGTATTTGCCGGATCGGCAAAGCTACTATTCGCTAAAGAGCCTGCGGAATTCGAAGTTATGAATGACCTGAACGGCGACGTGACAAATTTCTTCCGCGTCACCAAGCATCGCGCGGCCGAGCTGGCAGAACGCCTGGAACTGGAGATTGTGCACGCCGAGCGGTTTCGCGAACTGCGCAGCTCTCCGCTTTCTGAAGTCGACGACGAGGTCGATCGGGCGCTACGTTTCGCATATCTGGTCTGGTATTCATTCGGAGCCAAGGGCGAGCATTTCGCCAGTTCCTCGGCTAAGAACATGCGCATGAAGCGGTCATTGGCGTTGGTGCGCGACCTACTCATTGCGACGGCGGAACGGTTGCGCACGGTACTGATCGAGCAGCGGGACTTCGCCGAGATCCTCGCCCGCTATGATTCTCCGGAGACGCTGTTCTATCTCGACCCGCCTTATGTCTGCTTCCAGCCCAATGGCCGCTATGAGCCATTGCCAGAGGAACGACGTGCGGAACTCTTTGCAACCCTTGCGAACTTGCAGGGAAAATTTCTATTGAGCTTCGACGATTGCGCAGAGATCCGGAAGCGTGCCAAAGAACACGGCATGAAGCTTAAGTCAGTCAAGGTGCAATACACGATTGGCGGCCCCAAGCGGACGGGAAAATCAGGTGAAGTTCTGGTCGCGAATTTCAATCTCAAGTAGGTTGCAGCAGCTCTGGATTCACCGCTTCCGCAGAGTTTTGCGACGCATCGCCCATCCTTGTTAGAGCCCCGCTACATTGCCAATAGTCCTGATCGGGACATGGAGCGCGGGCGATGTTGGCAAAGGAATTCCTCTTCTTCAAACAGACAGTTCTGGCGGCTATTGGCTCCATGACAGCCACGGGCGTTCCTGCGTCCATCACTCTGGCCCAGGCAATCCTTGAGAGCAGCTGGGGGCAATCCGGCCTCGCAGTGAAAGCTAACAATTACTTCGGGATCAAAGCCGTCCAGGGCGAGGACTACATGGAGTTCCCAACCCATGAGTTCGTCCACGGAATAGAGGAATCGGTCCTCGCAGACTTCGCGCGGTATGCGACGGTTGCCGACAGCTTCACTGCTCACGGACGTCTGCTCTCCACCTTGCCTCGCTATGCGCCCGCCATGGCTCTCCGCCACAGCCCCGAGGGATTTGCCACCATGCTGCAGTCGTGTGGCTACAGCACAAGTTCAACCTACGCGGCGTCGCTCATGCAGCTCGTTCGCGAATTCAACCTCACGCAATACGACATCGAGCCGCCGCATCCGACGGCATCGGCAGAAGGAGTTGCAGCATGAACCGCTTTGAAAAAGTGTTTGTTGCCATCGGCAAGGGAGTGAAGTGGGTCGGAGTCGAAATCGAAAAGGGTTTCACCGAGCTGCCTAAGTTGATCAAGTTGGCCGACGACGTGAAGGAAGACGTCCCGGTCATCATTCCGGAAGTCACCACATTGGTTGCCGACGCAGGTGCATTGGCCACGGCGACCGTTAAGGATTCCGGCACGTTCATCTCAGCGACGGCTGCGCTCGGAGTTGCCATCGAGCAGGCAGTTGCCGCGAAAGCACTGGACATCGTGGCGGACGAATCGGTGGCGACCGCCTTCGAGAATCTGGTGAAAGCCTTCGAGGGCGAGAACGTCGCCGACATTCTCACCGCCTGGAACAAGCTGGTCACCGACGCTCAGAAACTGAGCACATCGACCAGTGCGGCGCTCAAGCAACTGGAAGCAGACGCGACTGCGACTGCGTCCTCCTAGCAGGACAGCGACCCATGTTTTGCAACCATGAACTGTCGCGGATCGCCGCGACCTTAGACCGACTGGAGAAAGCAATGTCAACGGCAACTGTAGTAACCGGAACACTCAGTCAGATTCTTACGGATCTGGCAAATACAACGACGGACCTCAAACAGATGCTCGTCGACCAGGCATCGGTGATCGCCGTAGTCGCGCAGGCACAGACGCAGAGCAGCGGTACGGTCATCACCTCGGATCAGCTCAGCGCTCTGGCAACG